CTTCAGATGAGGAAACAAATCTTCTTTATGGAGTGATTCAAGGCCATTATAGATACGTTACAATAGGTGAACTGGCATTAGCCTTCCAACTCAATGCAGTTGGTCAAGATTGGCCACGTGTGGAATGCTTTGGTTTAATGTCGGTTGCTTTCTTATCTGATGTATTAAAGCAATACTCGGAATACAAAATGAAGATGAATTTAGCTATTGACAAAAAGAAACAAAAGCTATCCATCCCTGCACCTTCCATTGACGAATCCACTCCAGTTAATTGGCTACAAATGTTTACTGATGACATTCAAATGTGGAAAGAGAACAAACGTGACTATGTGTTGATGCTTGCACCGATGAAGCTGCGCAAGTTATATGAGTTGGGTGCGTATACCGATGAAACGTGGAGCGATGACGAGTGGAAACGCTGGCAATTTATGTCGTACAAAAAGACACTTGATGCAAATCAGATGAGTGACTATAAGTTCAAGAAATTGGATAAGATATCCAAAGATAGAATAAAAGAAGATTATCAAGCAGAACTATCACGACTTGTGTATGCAGATATAATGGATAGTCACATATTGCAACAAAAAGCAAAGGAGGTGTTATGATTGAATTAAATAGAATTTATAATGAAGATTGCTTACTGACTATGAAAAAGTTAGATAGCAAAGTAAATGCAGTAATAACCTCACCTCCTTACAATACTGGTGTTAGAGTTGAATATTGGAGCAATAAAATAGTAAATGGAGTTCGTGTTTATAGTCAAGAAAAAAGATATGATACTTATTTAGATAATAAATCAAGTCTTCAATATATTGATTGGACTATTGAATTATTTGAAGGTTATGATTCTGTTTTAGAAAAAGAAGGTTGTGTCCTATATAATATTTCATATGGCAATGAAAGTGCTGAAACAATGTGGTTATTAATTGCTGAAATAATAAAACGAACTGAATTTACTGTTGCAGATTGCATAAGTTGGAAAAAAACAACTGCTTTACCCAATGTATCAAGTAAAAATAAACTAACTCGCATTTGTGAATTTATATTTGTATTTGTTAGAAAAACTGAATATCTCACTTTTACTACCAATAAGAAAATTACAAGTACATCAAATAAAGGACAAGATTTTTATGAAGTTTTTTACAACTTTATAGAAGCCTCAAATAATGATTGTAGCAATGATTTGAACAAAGCTACTTATTCAACTGAATTAGTTAGAAAATTACTATTGATTTACACTAAAGAAAATGATTTAATTTACGATAGTTTTATGGGAACAGGAACAACTGCTAACGCTTGTATTATTGAAAAAAGAAATTACATTGGAAGTGAATTATCAAAAGAACAATGTGCGTATGCAGATAAAAGATTAGCATTAACGAAATCACAATTACAACTTTTCTAAATGAAAATTGAATTTCACGAAAAGCAAATAGCAGCTCTCAACGCATTGGCAATAGATAGCGACATCAAGCAGGTTTTATATGGTGGAGGTGTTGGTGGAGGAAAGTCATTCCTCGGATGCGACTGGCAAATAAAAAGAAGATTAAAGTATCCAGGTACCAGAGGCTTAATAGGCCGTGCTGAATTAAAGAAGCTTCGCCTATCCACTATGCAAACATTCTTTGAACTTTGCGCTCATCACAATCTGATTGCGGGAAAACATTACAACTACAATGGACAAGACCACGTAATAACTTGGTACAATGGAAGTCAGACAATCTTAATGGACTTAGCGGATACTCCATCAGATCCCGAGTTCCAGCGTTTTGGTTCAATTGAATTGACTGATTACTTTGTAGATGAAGCAGGGGAGGTGAGTGAAAAATGTGTTAACATATTGGCCTCACGTGTACGTTATAAGCTAATTAATGACAAACCCAAAGGACTATTGACTTGCAACCCACACAAAGGATGGCTATATCGTGAATTCTTTGATGCCAAACGTAGTGGACTAATTAGGTCAGATAGGGAATTCATCCAAGCTTTGCCAACTGACAATCCGCACGTGTCTCCAGTCTATCTCGAATCACTTTTATTACTGCCTGAAGTGGATAGAAAAAGACTTTTGGAAGGGGATTGGGATTACGATGAGACGAAAGACCGCCTATACGAATACGATGATTTGTTAAGATGTTTCCGTACACCTGCAAATACCAACGTTGACAAATTCATAACTGCGGATATTGCACGGATGGGAGATGATAGGACGGTTATAGTTGTATGGAATGGGTTACACGCTGAAACATTTGTTGTGCTAAAACACAAACCTATCAATGAGGTAGTTGATACCATTAACCAACTTGTAAAATCACACGGAGTGAAGCTATCAAATGTCCTCTGTGATGAAGATGGGATAGGTGGTGGTGCAGTTGACTATCTTAAATGCAAGGGGTTTCTTAACGGATCAAAATCGGTGCGTGACAACTATATGAATCTTAAAAGTGATTGTTACTTCAAGCTTGGCGAACTCATTACAAATAATTTGATAACATTTGAGTCAACGCACAAGGACACAATCGTTAAAGAATTGGAAATGATAAGACGTGAAAAGTTAGATAGTGATGGCAAACTGCGAGTGACCAACAAAGAAGACTTGAAAAAAAGACACGGAATATCTCCCGACTTTGCAGACGCAATTATGATGCGTGCATTCTACGAATTAAAAAAGAATTTCGGGAAATATGCTTTTGCGTAGAAATTTATTTATATTTGCAACCAACTAAAAAAACAATATGGAACTAAACAAAATGATTAAGATGCAGGCGGAAAGCTACGCATCATTTGGGAACGATGACGATATGAGCGGAGAGGCTTATTTCGCCTTTATGGAAGGTGCAAAGTATGCACTGGAATTAATATCTAAACAAATCCAAGACGAGTTATGAAAAACAAAATTACAATTGAAGACCACGAAAAATTAAAGGTGCTTAACCTATTGATGTGGTTGCAAGCTTCACTCTACGCAGCGGATGAATGTGAAACTGTTAAGTGGTTTTACAACCACCAAACAAAGATGCTGATGAAAAGGCTCAATGAGTCTATCCAAAAGGAACACGGCAAGACAATAACGGAATTGTGGAATGTGGACGGTGCAATCCTTCCCGACATTACTCGCCAGTTAGACGACTTCACATATGAGATGGCAACGTACGGATATTGGATGCTCCCCGAATTGACTAAATTGATTCAGAACGCAAAAGAAGAATCTGAAAAAGTGGAGGTAATTGATGAGAAAGAAGTGCTTTAGTTGTAACCGCAAATTTCCTTTGTCTTTTTTTTCAAAAGACAAGATGAAATATCAAAGGCCAAGTGACCATAAACGTGTTAAGTGTTGCAGAATTTGCAACTACTTAAAATGGAGTAAAGATGGGGAAGGTTGGTTCTTTGACTATTCGATTGGTAAGTTTACCAAAGAAGAATTTAAGTCAAAATTTAGCGTATTAAAAAGAGTATTAAGATGAAGAAACAAATAGAACAAGTGCGAGAATTTCGCAAGACATACAACCTACCAATTGCAGGTTGTAAAAACATTCAAGATTGCGCCTTGCATGAGAGACTTATTCAAGAGGAACTTGATGAGATGAAAAATGCATTAGACATATTTGAGATTTCTGATGCTATCATTGACCAAATGTATTTACTTTTTGGGTATGCAATTGACTTGGGAATTGATGACAAATTAGAAGCGATGTTTGACGAAGTTCACGCAAGTAATATGAGCAAACTTGATAGCAATGGAAAACCCATTTACCGAGAAGATGGAAAGGTGATGAAGGGAGAAAACTATTTTAGACCTAACTTAAAAAAAATAATAGAGCAATGAATATAACACACGATTTCGACAACTGCCAGAGCGACATCTACAAAGAGGTCATCACTGATTTAATCTCACGTGAGAAAATGGGTAGGGCTAAGTATGGCACAACGGTGGATAAGGCTAATCTATCCGAAAAGGAATGGATGCAGCACGCTTATGAAGAGGCTCTTGATTTTGCTATCTATTTGAAACGAATGATGAACAATAAAAAATAAACTATGGACAGAAGAAGTGAATTATTATTGATGGCGATACGTTGCGAATACATAGCAGGGCCATCTATTAATTTAACAAAAAAAGGAAAGAAACATATTAGCGCAGCTAAATGGCGATTAATTAATGAAGCAAAATGTTTAATTAATCCTCAATGGGCAGCTGATATGAAAAGTATGATTTTGTCAATCGAAAGATTAAATAAAGTAAACGAATTATATCCATCAAAAAAATAAATAAAATGAAAGACAACATGAGATTATTTGCATTTATCCTTTGGATAGGATTAGCCATTGCAGGGTTGATAGGTGAAGTAAAATGTATTTACAAAGCTATCCAATGCAATTGGGAACCAATAGGCAAAGCTGAATGCGTTTACACTATTTCTGCAATTACGGGAGTTGGAATTGTAGTTGGTTATTTAACTATTGAAGATAAATAATAGCAGCAGTAAATACATAAATACTACCAATCAAAAGAGTGGCATTGCGCCACTTTTTTTTTGACCTTAAT